AAGGGCGGCTTGAACGCCAAAGGCCGTGCGTCCTATAATGCTGCAACAGGTGGGAACCTGAAAGCGCCGGTCAAGTCCGGCGACAACCCAAGACGAGCTTCTTTTCTTGCCAGGATGGGCAATATGCCCGGCCCCGAATATAAAGACGGCGAACCGACCCGGTTGCTGTTGTCTTTGAAAGCGTGGGGCGCGTCATCCAAGGCAGATGCAAAGGCAAAAGCTAAAGCTATCTCCGCAAGGAATAAGGCGAAAAGCAAATGACCTACTTAGACCTCGTCAATTCTGTAATGGCCAGGCTGCGCGAGCCGTCGGTGTCTACGGTCGCGCTGACCTCGTACTCCCAACTAATCGGCAAATTTGTCAACGACGCCAAGCGCCAGATCGAAGATGCGTTTGACTGGAACGCGCTGGGGCAAGAAATCACTATTACCACGGTGGCGGGTACTTATGAGTACGCGCTGACTGGCGCCGGCCAGAAATTCCGCGTTACTAGCGATCCGCTAAACACGACTAGCAATGTCGTCATGCAGCCTATTTCTGTGGCCGCCATGCGTCAGCGCCAGAACTTCACGCCGATCGTACAGAACATCCCGACGCAATATTGCTTTGAGGGGGTAAACGGCAGCGGCGACGCCAAGGTGCAGTTCTATGGCATCCCAAACGGCGTCTATACCATCAAGTTTTTCTTGTGCGTACCGCAAGCTGACTTAACGGCTGACGGCGATGAGCCGCTAGTGAATTATAAGTTGATCGAGCAAAACGCTTATGCACGCGCTTTAGTTGAGCGCGGCGAGGATGGCGGTTTGTCGTCGTCAGAAGCCTACAATTTGTACCGCTCGATGCTGTCAGATTACATTGCCTTGGAAGCGACGCGCTTTCCTGAAATGCAGGAGTTCGTCGCAATATGAGCCAGACACTTGAGCGATTTTCGATTTCCGCACCTGGGTTTTACGGGTTAAACACCCAGGACTCGCCGCTGGATTTGGCGGCGGGTTTTGCGCTGACCGCTCAAAACTGCATTCTGGACAAGTACGGCCGCATGGGCGCACGCAAGGGTTGGGCTAAGGTCAACACCAGCACGGGCAATCTGGGCGCCAATGATGTGGGTGTCATACATGAGCTGGTGCAGTCCGACGGCAACGTCACTGTGTTGTGCGCTGGCAACAATAAGCTCTTTAAATTAAATGGCACGAGTCTGACTGAGCTCACCTACGGGGGAGGGGGTACGGCTCCAACGATTAGCGCAAGCAACTGGCAATGCGCATCGTTAAGCGGTATTACGTACTTTTTCCAAGCAGGCCACGACCCTCTGATATACGACCCCGCAGTCAGTACGACGACCTATCGGCGTGTCAGCGAGAAAACTGGCTATGCCGGCACCGTGCCGCAAGGCAATATCGTTTTGTCGGCTTACGGTCGACTGTGGATCGCGGGCAGCAACGCTGACAAAGTGACGCTGACGTTTTCTGACTTGCTTTCCGGCCACGTCTATACCGGGGGCACTTCCGGCACACTCAATGTCAACTCTGTTTGGCCGAACGGCGCGGACGAGATTACCGGATTGGCGGCGCACAACGGCTTTTTGTTTATCTTCGGCAAGCGCCAGATTTTGGTGTACCAGGGGGCTACCGCGCCGTCCACCATGTCGCTATATGACACGGTGATTGGCATTGGCTGCCAATGGCGTGATTCGATCCAGAGCACGAACACGGACATCGTCTTTCTGTCCAACAGTGGTGTGCGGTCCATCATGCGGACGATTCAGGAAAAGTCGGCACCGTTTCGTGACCTAAGCAAAAATGTTCGCAACGACTTAATGCAGTTAGTTGCTGGCGAGACGCCTGCAAATATTAAAGCTGTTTACTCGGAAGTTGACGCGTTTTACCTTCTTACGTTTCCCACTGCCAATCAAGTGTATGTTTTCGACACGCGGTCGGTAATGCCAGACGGCGCGTCTCGCGTAACTACTTGGTCGCAGATAGACCCTTCCGCTCTATACGCCCGTCGTAATGGCGATCTGCTGATAGGCAAGACGGGCTATATAGGCAAGTACACAGGCTATTTGGATGACACTTCAACCTACCGTATGGCGTATTACACCAACCATGCGGATTTAGGCGACGTGTCAGTGACGTCAATTATTAAACGCATCTCAATCGTAGTTATTGGTGGGTCAAATCAGGTAGTGACAGTTAAGTGGGGGTATGATTTTTCTGAAAACTATCTTTCTGAAAATGAACAGATACCTACACAAGGTATTTCTGAATATGGTATTGCAGAATACGGTGCTAATGGTGTGCCAGTTGCTCAATATGCGGGGGGCATTATCATCCAAACTTTGACTACTCAAGCGACAGGTTCCGGCAAGGTAGTGCAAACAGGATATGAAGCAGAAGTAAACGGGTATGAATTGTCTATCCAGAAGATTGAGATTTTGGCCAAGCGTGGCCGTATAAGCTAAGGAGCGGCCATGTCCGACTATACAAAATCGACTGACTTTGCCTCGAAAGATTCGCTGCCATCTGGCAACGCGGGCAAGATCGTCAAAGGCACTGAGATTGACACCGAGTTCAATAATATCGCCACGGCGATTGCGACTAAAGCAGATTTGGCCAGCCCTTCTCTGACAGGCAGTCCAACAGCGCCTACTCAGTCGAGCGGCGACAACTCGACTAAATTGGCGACAACGGCGTTTGTAACCGCGGCTATATCTTCTGGTATCGCTGCTGCATACCCGGTCGGCTCTATCTATATCAACGCCACCAGTAGCACTAACCCCGCGACGCTTTTGGGTTTTGGTACATGGACGGCGTTTGGCGCTGGCCGCGTGATGGTAGGTTTTAATGCGTCTGACCCACTATTTGATACCGCCGAAGAAACCGGCGGGTCAAAAGACGCAGTGGTAGTTACCCACACCCACAGCGCGTCCACCAGCATTAGTGACCCAGGTCACAACCATGTAGAGAACTTTAATAATGGTAGCAATGGCAACTTTGTAGCTGCTCTTGGTTCTGGTAACACTGTTGTCGGTTTTGTGCCCTCCTCTGGTGGTGCTGCTACATCGAAGCAGGTTCTGACTGATTCAACATCCACTGGTATCAGCGCATCAACTTCTGTTAGCAGCACTGGTTCGTCCGCAACCAATGCTAACTTACAGCCATACATTACTGTCTATATGTGGAAACGGACTGCATGAGCGCTGTACTTGAAAATGTTGGCGGTGAGATTACCCATCATTTTTCTGATGGGCTGTATGCCAAAGAAGCGTTTGTGCCTGAAGGCACAGCGATTTTGAAGCACACGCATGACTTTAGTCATCTGTCGATTCTGGCCAAAGGCAAAGTGGCTGTAATGGCGGATGAGAAGGTAGATATTATTGAAGCGCCTGCTTGTATAGAGATTAAGGCTGGCGTAACGCACGGCATCAAAGCGTTGACGGATTGTGTTTGGTTTTGTATCCACGCAACAGACGAAAAAGACCCGTCGAAAGTGGATGATATTTTGATTAAGGGGTACTGACATGCCAATCGGATGGGTTGCCGCAGGCACAAGTTTATTGGGTAGCTATCTTCAAGGCGAAGCTGCTAAAGACGCCGCCGAAACGTCCGCCAACGCGCAGACTGCTGCTGCGCGCATATCTGCTGAAGAAGCTCGCTTTCGCCCTGTTGGAGTCACTACTCGGTTTGGCACTAGCCAATTCACGATGGATCCGAAGACGGGCCGATTGTCTGCTGCTGGTTACACCGTCAGCCCCGAACTTAAAGCGTATCAAGATCGACTGTCGGCACTAACTGGCGGGTTCTTGACGCAAGCAGAGCAAGCCCCGCAACTGTACGCGCCGCTAGGCACTGCGGCTACTGGCCTGTTTGGCTTAGGTCAGCAGTATCTGGCGCAGTCGCCAGAACAAGTTGCGCAGCAGTACATGCAACGCCAGATGGATTTGCTGGCACCCAGCCGCGAGCGTCAACTGGCCGAGTTGCGTAATAAAGTGTTCCAGACTGGCCGTTCGGGTTTGGCGGTAGGCGCAACCGGCGCGCGGCCGTCTGGCATGGCGGGCTTGGGCGCTACCAACCCAGAACTCGAAGCGTATTACAACGCGCTGGCGCAGCAAGATATGGAGCTGGCCGCGCAAGCGCAGCAAGCGGGGCAAAAACAGCTGGCGTTTGGCACAGGTTTGTTTGGCACGGGCGCTAATTTGCTTGGCCAGATGCAGGCCGGCCAAGTCGACGCGCTATCGCCGTTTACTACCTATTTGGGTGGGGTGAGTGCGCTGGAAAGTTTAGGGCAGCAACCGCTGGAGTTGGGCGCTAATTTAGGCGGCCGCAACGTCAATACCGTGGGCGCGCAAGCGCTATTGCAGGGCGGGTTAGGCGCCGCGCGCGCTATGCAAGTGGCTAATACGTACAGCCCGATAGGAACAACACTGTCGGGGTTAGGGTCAAACCAAGACTTTAGGAATGCAATAGGCAATTTGTTTGGTGGTGGAGGCAGCCCTAACGCTCCGATTGAGGATCGTTCGTTTAGCTCTGTCGCACCTCCAGCGTACGCACCTAATCTTTACGGTGGCGGGTCTGACATCGGCAGTGGCTATTCTTGGGCGTATTAAGGAGCAGACATGGCAAGCGAAATCCTGGGCCTATTCATGACGCCCGACCAATACCAGCTACAACAAAACGAGTTGGCGCGAAAACAAGCTTATGAGTACGCGCAGCTTGACCCTTTTCAGCGCGCTGAAGCTGGCTTGTTTATGGGCGGACGCCAGCTGGGCGGATTGATCGGCCGCGCGTTGGGCGGAGAAGACCCGCAGTTGCGCATGATTAGCCAGCGTCAGCAGCTCTCGCAAGGGCTGGACGTGTCAGACCCTGACGCTATTTTGCAGCGCGCGCAGCAGGCGGCTGAACTGGGCGACATGCAGTTCGCTACTGTGTTGGCTGATTATGCGCGCAAGGCGCGATCTGAATTAGCGCTAACTCAACAACGTCTAACAGAGAAAACCCCAGAAAAAATTCTGGCGTCTAACCGTTTAGGCCAACTAGTTTTAGCCAGGGAAAAAGCTGTACGCGACAACCCTGCTTTGGCAGGAACCCCAGAACTTGCGGCGCTAGACGCAGAAATTGCGTCTCTGCAACGAAATGTTCGTGGGCAGGTTCCTGACACAATGGAAGTTGCGAAAGAATTGGCGCTTGAGGCCGGCCCTGAAGGTTCGGATGCGTATATGAAACGTTACCGAGAAGAGCTAAAGCGCTTAACTACAAAAACCGACCGCGCGCAAATGTTTGGTGTTGATAGAGAGGCTAAATCGTTAGAACTTTATGGCATGTCCTTTGGCGATTTGGATTCGGCGCAACGCGCTAAAGTAAACGCCGAACTTGAGTCAGATAAACGCAAAGTCGCGGCTGAGACGCGCCCGTTACCTGGTGAGGGTAAGCAGGGCGCTAAAGATATTGCGTCTTTCCGTAACGAAGTTATAAGCACAATCAAACCATACCGCGAGGCCGTAACAGCAGCAGATACTGCACTGGCGGCCATTACCGATGCCATTAAAAACAATAATTTTGCCTCATTTGATTTGGCACGTCTCCAACTCATAAAAGCATCTGGAGATAGTCAAATTAGCCGTAAGGATATTGAAGCCGCAGGCGGCGACCCTGCGTTACTTGGTGGCGCTATTGACGTTATTTCTAGGGCTTTTACCTCGACGCCTAGCTTAGATACGCAAAAGAAGATACGCAGCACCATCAATATTATGCGTAAGTTGGCGCTGAAAAAAGGGCAAGAAGAGCTTAACGTTCAGAAAAACATCGGACGCCGCGCTAAGTTCAGCCAAGAAGATATGGATTTAATCTTTAATTTCCCTGAATTCAATGCGGCGCCTAGCAAGACGCCTACCGAAGCGCCTCGCACCAACGAGACAATTCCTTCGGATGTCGGCGCGCGCGTTGGCGGCGGTCAGCCTCCAGCCAAAGCGCCGGCCAAAGCGCCGGCCAAAGCGC